CAAACCCCGAAAACGCGCCCCGCTCTCCGAACGACCGACAAACTCCGACGCGGGGTGGAGCAGCCCGGTAGCTCGTCAGGCTCATAACCTGAAGGTCGTAGGTTCAAATCCTACCCCCGCAACCAAACTTTCCAACAAGATATCAAAGGCTTAAGCCGGAACGGACGCGAACATCGCGCCCGATCCGTGTTGCAAGCCCGTGCGACGCGCTCCCCAAAGATTCCAAAGGCTTACGGGGATTGGCGATTCTTCCGTGCGACACCAATGCGACACGGGACCGTCGTGACGTTCGCGAAGCGTTCGGATTGAACTTGATATCTGCTTCGACCGGAGCCGACATGTCCCCGACACGGAGTCGGAAATCGCCATGCCCAGGACCAACGATGCCGCGCTCGACGCGTTCATCTCGGCCAAGACCGAGATCGACATCATGCTCGAACGCATCGCCGCGCTCAGCGCCGACCACTTCGAATGCAGCCCCGAGGACGTGAGCTGGGGCCATGTTGGGGCGCTGGAACACTACTGCACCCGCCTCCGCGAAATCACCGGCATGGCGTTCCGCGAAGGCGAGCACTCGAGCTGATCCTCACGCAGCCGCCGTCGCCACGCCGTCCAGCCGCACCGCGACGCTGATGACGCCATTCCCGGCGGCCTCGACAGCGACGCCGATGGGGAAGCGCCCGGTGGCCGGGGTGGCAACTTCCTTCGCCGTGTTGTCCCACGCCACGCGCGCACCGACTGCGAGCACGGCGGCGCTGGCCTTCGGCAGCTGGAACACGCCGGTGGTGGAGAGCTCGACCGGGTCGCCCTCGGCCGAGGCGTAGGCGGCGATGCCGAAGATGCTGCCCACGATCAGCGCATCACCCGATGCGATGCCGCCCGCGGGCGCGGTGACACGTACGACGTGGCCGTTCTGGAGGTAGTTCTTCATCTCAGAGCCCTTTCGAGGATTGGATGCGGACGACGGAGACGCGTGCCGTGGTGCCTGCGATTTGCCGGTTGAGGTCGGCGAGCGCGGCCGCCATCTCGCCGTCGCTCGCGTAGGTGACTCGCCTGCCGTCGTATTCGACGGTGCGAACGCCCTGGTAGCGCGCGGCCATCAGGGCGTCCCGCCAAGCGGTGAGCTGGGCGAGATCGGCCACGTTACGCCCCGGCGTTCATGAACCAGCCCCGATGGTCGATGAAGCCTGCGCCGAAGTCCAGGATCACCCGGATTTCCACGCCATCCACGTCCCAGCCCGAGCGGCTTTCGACCTGCGGCCCCTCGTTGCCTGAGAGATAGGCGAACTCGAGCCCGTCGATCTCTCCGGCGTCAGCAGTGACATACCAGCGCGTCGCCGATGACAGCCGGGGCTCGACCACCAGCGAGAGCGACCCCGAGAATGGGTTCACGTCCGCGGCGGTGGCAGGCGCGATGGTCGCCAGCCACTTCTCGGCCGTGGTCTCCAGCGCGGGCGGCACCAGCAGGTTGCGCGGCGTCACCCGGATGATGCGGTCCTCGATGCCCTTCTGGGTGCGGAGCGCCAGTCGGGCCGCGGACAGCGTCGCATCGGAGATCGCCGCGCCCGAGCCCGCCTTGTTGCCGTGATCGGCATGGAATAGCGTCTTGCCGTCCGAGAGCGTCGGTCCGTTGCCGCTGCCCGCCTCGAGGAGCGTCACGAGGATGCGTGCCTCGGTCTCGGCCGCTCCCTGACCCATGCGGCGAGCAAGGTCGGAGAACGCGCCGAGGTCGTCGTTCACCAGCACCTGCCGGGTGATGCCAATCTTCCGCGCCCAGGTCTCGACCTTGTAGGCCTCGCGCGCCTCGGCCAGGGTTCCGGCCTTGATCTCGCCGTGCTCGTTCAGCTTCTCCAAGAGCGGCGCCTCGCCCAGCATGACCTTGTTCACCGCCCGGAAATCCCGCGCCGTGGTCTGGCGGCCGAGGCGGCGGATGCCCGAGGGGGCGGCTTGGTAGGCGTCGCGCAGCACGCGGCCCACCGTGTCCCCAAGGATGATCGGGAAGTCCGAGGTGGTGTGCAGGGCGCGGGTCACGAGGCTCGCGGGCGACAGCGCCATGTTGGACTCACCGCGGAGCGTGAGCAGCTCCTTCGCCATGTCCACCGGCGTGGCGTAGGCGTAGCGGCGGGCCGGGTCCGACAGCTGGTGCCGCGGATTGATCCGGGCGTAGAGCGCCTCGCCCATTTGCCGGGCGCGCAAGGCGGGTTCGTCGTGGCTCTCGCCGATCTCGACGCGGACCTGCTCGGTGCGGATCGCAGGCGCGCTGCGGCTCGCCAGCGCATCGAACGCGGCGCGGCGGGCGCTGTCGGCATCGGCGGCGGCGTCGATCTGACCGTCGATCCAGGACTGGTCGAGGCCGGCTACGCGGGCGATGGAGCGGATCTCCGCATTCGCCTCGGCGCGGGTCTGGGGCTCCGGCGGGGCCGAGGTGTTGGTCGTCTCGGGCATCTCTGTCTCCATGCGGATATGGGCACCGGGGTCGGCGGGTGTCGGCACCAGGGAAATCTCGTGGGGCGTCCAGCGCACTGCGGTCAGCACGCGCGCGCCGTTATCGGTGGTCTCGGCCCAGTCCTCGACCGAGTAGCCGACCGAGACATGGCGAAGGATGCCCGCCAGCACGTCCTGCCAGACCGGCTCCACTTCGGGCCGGGCCGAGAACTGGATCACGGCGGTGCCGCGCCTGCCGTCGACGGCGGCGCTGCGGACCGATCCGAGAACATCGCGGACGGCAGTCTGGCGATGCGCGTCCAGCACGCTGGCGCCCTCCAGGCGCGACAAGTCCACCGCCTCGGGCGATAGGCTGAGCCGCTCGGTATACTGGCCCGCCATGTCGCGGCGGCGCACCGGGGCGCCCGTCGACCAGATCACCTCGACAGTGCGGGCCTCCGGGTCAGCGGTAGCGGGCGCTAGCGTCGCGCGGCGGGTGAGCAGTTCAACGGCGTCAGCCATCAGCGGCCTCCTTCTGTTGTGGCGCTGTCTGGCCGAAGGAGAGCCCCAGCCCCTCCGCGCGCTCACGGTCGGCGGCGATCTCGGCATCCACCTGCTCGGCGTCATACCCGCGCTCGGAGATCGCCTGGGACCGGCTCTTAAGTCCGGCGCCGATCGCCATGATCTCAGCCTCGACGTCCTTCTTCGGATCGACGTAGTCGAACTTCGGCGGCAGCCATTCGCAGCCGAGATACGCCTCTGGATCGCGGTCGAAGTCCCGCACGGGCAGATCACCAGTCAGCACCGCGAGCCGCACGAAGCGCTCCCAGACCGGGCGGCAGAACAGATGCACCACCACGTTGTGCTGCAGCTGCTCGACACGGCGGCGGAACTCGATGAGCCCCGCCCGGATCGAGGAATAGGTGACGCCCTCCAGATCGCCCGAGACCAGCTCGTAGGGCAGGCCGAGCCCCGCCGCGACGGCGCGCAGGTGGTTCTTCACGAAGGGCGCGTAGGCGTCGTGCTCGGTCGGGTTGGAGAAGCGGATGTCGGTGCCGGGCGGCAGCGGGATCAGGCTGCCGGGCTCCATGCCGACGGTCAGCGCGCCGCCGGTGTTCGTGCCGCTCAACCCACCCGCTGTGCCGTCAGGATCGGTGATGAAGCCGGTAAACAGCGCCGCCACCTTGGCCTTCACCAGCGCGGCGTCCTCGAACTGGTCGAGCTCGTGCAGCCTGAGCAGCACCGGCGCAAGCCAGGTGATCCCACGCAGCTGGCCGGCGACGAGCGGCTTGAAGAGGTGCAGGCAATCGGCGGCGGGGACGCGGAGCGGGTCCATGCGGACGGACCCGAGAGGGTCACCGGGGCGGTAAGACGACACCCGGTAGGCGACCCTACGACCGACAGAGTCGAATTCGATGCCGGCGCGCATGCGCGCCCCGCCGCCGATCTCGCGATGCAGGTCCATCGGCACCTGCTCGCGATCCAGAAGCCCGATGTGGAGGGGTATGGTGGCAGCGTCGCTGGCTATGTGCAGCCGGGCGAAACTCTCGCCGCTCTCGACCATCGCGCGCACGGCCATGGCCTGCAGCCCGTAGAAATCCGCCAGGCCGTCCGGGGCGGCGTGATCGGTCCAGCGCAGCCAGAGCGCTTGCAGCCGCTCGCGCACCGCCCGGTCGTGATGGGTGGCTTGCGGCTTGATCCCGGCGCCGACGACGTTGCCGACCAGGCTGTCCACCGCCGCGGTGACCCATGGGTTGTTCCGCGCATACCACCCGGCCCGCCGAGCCGCCGTGGTCGCGCCCGCCAGGATCGCGGCGTTCAGCCCGTCGACCGTCCGCGCCCCATCCCACCGCCGCCCGCCACCGGCAGCGTCGAAACTCCGAGTGCGCCCAAGGCCAAGGAGGCGATTAAGGAGGGTCCGCATGGGCGGCAGAATCGCCCGAAACGGACCATCAAGCTATTGGGAATGTTTGGTAAACGGTCGAAGCACACGCGACCGTTCGCCGCAAATCTTGCGCCGCTAGTCCTTGGCCACGACGGTATCGTAGAGACCATAGTGGGTGAGCCCTTCGTGGCTCTCGATGCCGGTATATCGCAGCGAGGCATCCTCGTACCGCCGGAAGGCAAACACAGCCTGGTTCATCTGTTCCGTGTTGAAAACCTTGAGGCGCACGAGAAGGTGAAAGTCCTTCACCGTCAGCCCAGTGACAGCCGCGAACAGATCAGGCTCCAGCTTGGTAATCACATCCTGCAGAGTGTTCTCGCGAAAATCTGTCAGGTACATGAAGGCTGGAATCCGCGTTGCAAACTTGATAAGTTTCTCCTGAACGAGCTTTCGCTTGGATTTGTACTCTTTTTCCTCCTCCGAGAGCTCCGTCTTCTCCTTTTCGGTCAGTGCGCCAGTCTTTGCCTTATTCTTGAGGTCTTTGACCTTGTCGCTTCTGTTGATGATGGTCTCGATAATGTTGTCGCCCAGCGCGCGCCAACCTTCGATCCGCTCGACGGCGGCCATCGCTTCGGGGTTTTCCATGATCCGGCGCAACGTGTCGTTGTCTACGTTTACGAGCAACGCGCTCTCCCACTTGCGCGCCAGGAGAGTGGCGGAGGTGCCGGCCATGGCGATGTCGAGGATGCCCCCGGCATCAATCTGGGTCATGTTGGCACCGTCGTAGGCCAGTACCGGCAAAAACGACACAAGCTCCCGGACCGCGTTCTCCGGGTTCGGTTCATTTGGCGACAAACCGATGCCGTATTCGGAAAGCTGCCTAAGCGCGGGCGTCGGCGCGAAGTCGAAGACAAAGCAAACGGGCTTGAGCAGCTCCTCTTCGTGGGGATTGTCGCCGTTCGGGTTCTTGATGGACCACGGCGACTGCACGCGGAACGCTGCCTGAAAATAGGTTTCCGGTGATTTCAGGTTGCGAAGCATCAGAATGGATGACCACTGCGCCACTGTCACCCCGGTGGTCAGCTTGCCGCATGAGAGCGTGATGCTCTTGCTGTCAAACCCACCGCCGATGGCCTTGCGCACTGGCGGCAGGGCCTCCAGCCCGATCCCGGCAGAAGATCCGGCGGCCACGATAATTTTGTATTCCTGCCAGAAGGTGTTGTGCCTCTCGTTAAGAAGGTTCGCCATCGCATGACACGCGGCGACGTTCGGCAGAAACCAGAACGAGTGCTGGAGGTAAGGCAGCAGGCGAACGTCGGAATAGGGGAACGGCGGGCGGGTGCCTGTCTTGAGACTTTCGACGACCTTCGGCGCATATTGACCTCGGATGATGTCCAGCCACTTCTGCACATCGCTCTTGTGCTTGAACTTCGCACTGGTGCCCGTTCCGGTCGCAGCGAAGAACTCGTTCAGGTCGAACTCATCGAACTCGCCCGAACTCGCCACGGCGACCAGTTCGTCGGGCATCTGATAGGTCAGCAGCCGCATCTGCGGCAACGCCGCGTAGGGGTTCCACTTGTCAGGGTGCCGTGCCGAAAACTCGGCCTTCGCGCGCTGTTCGTCGGTGTATGTCCAGTTAAATATCTGCTCCTCGATGAACTCGCCGGTCGCCAGCGCCTTGAAGGGTGTGCCCGACAGATAGACGTAGGCCTTGGTGGTGATCGGCAGGAACTCGGCCTCCTTCTGCGACAGGATGCTCAGATCCTCGTTCACCTCTTCCAGCCCGGCGGCGTACTCCAGCTTGGCTTCCTTCTTAGAAACCGCATCCTCCTCGCCCTCGAACAGTTCCTTGGCGGTCTCGCGCCAGGCGCCGAAGTGGTACTCGTCGAACACCACGAGGTCCCAGTTGACCAAATGGAGCCATTCGTTTCGGGGCTTGATGTTCCCAGCTGCATCCCTGCCCAAGAGGTCTTGGAACGACCCGAAATAGACAACCTGCTTTTTGGGATCGATCTGCGTCGGGTCGCTGCCAGAAGACCGTGACAGGTACTGCCAGCCATCGAAGTCCACATGGTTTTCAAGGTCGGTCTGCCAGGCGTCTTCCACCGCGGGCTTGAAAGTCACGACCAGCACCCGCTTGGCACCCATCTTCTTCGCCAGCTGATAGGCGGCGAAGGTCTTGCCGAAGCGCATCTTCGCGTTCCACAGGAACCGTGGGACGGCGTGCATGTCTTCGGCCCAGCGCGAGTGGAAATAGGCGTGTGTCACCCGGACCGCTTCGGCCTGCTCCCGGCGCATCGGGAAGGTCTGGTGACGGTTGCCGCTGAACTTCTTGCCGGTGCGCAGCTCGGTCAGCACGGTCGCCACGTCGGCAACAGAACATTGCATCCATTCCAATTCGCTGTTGGCGAAGCCCCTACGGGCTAGTTCCGCGCGCACCTCGTGATCGGAAAAGATCGAGCCGTCATCCCGCTCGGCGGGTTCGTCGAGTTCAATACGGTAGTTCCTGATGGCCGCGGTGCGCAGCTGTTCAGCCACACGGGCCTTCACATCCCGCGTGGTCTGGCCTACCTTGAGCAGCCCCGCATGAGCTTCATCGGCAATCGAATAGGCATAGATGCGCGGCCGCGCTTCCGGTTTCGGAGCGAGGATATCGTCGATTGACGGCCTACTCATCGCCCGTGCTCATTGGGCGAATTAATCTTTCGATGTAAGCTATTTCCTCCATCGAAAGCCCATACTTCTTCTGCAGCTTCTCGTCATTCCACGGCTCCGAGAAGTCTTGCAGTGGAACGAACTGATAGGCAGAACGAGCCAAGTCCTGTGCTGATGACCTGGTTGCAATGAGGAAGCGGAATAGCCTGGTAACGACATATGAAAAGCAGTTTCGTGCTTCAGTCTCGGTATCGTAAGCCCCGAGCAAGATGTAAGTTTCGGTAACTACTGAGCCAGGTGGAATGACTCCGGAGAGTGATAGCACTCTCCGCTGTCCATTTTTGTCAAATTGGCCGGCATGTTCTGACGACGATTTGGACGTGAAGACCTTCCACTTATCGATTAGGTCTTCGCCTGCGGACACTTGACTTCTTGAGATCCATGCGCGACCTCCGCTCTGAAGAACAAGTATGTCATGTTCCGCGGATTTCACCTTGGAGCCCCGAAAGAACGTCCGAAGGCCGAACGGCTTTTGCGAACTTACTTGCCCATCAAATCTCTTCCCTTCAGGAAGGGAGAGCGAATCTGAGTTAGTCTCGACAGCCATGACTTTACGCAGAATAGAAAGGGCGCGATCACTTCGAATGAAGACTTCCGCGCCCTTCTCAAGCAGCGGTCGGACGGACTCGGTTGACCTCTGGCCGTGGTCAAACTCAACGACGCTGCATTTTCCGGGGTTGTCCCTATCCCAAAGGAAATAGCAAATCCCGCCTGCAACATCGACGCTCGGGAATACCTGTCTGCTATCGGGGTAATCGACCATCCGTCTAATGCGATTGTCGGTCAGCATCTCGCGGCGGAAATCATCCAATCCACGGCCTCCAAATAGCCAACGAGACGGAATCACCATTGTAAGATAGCGGGGTTCAAGCGCCTTTGCCTGTTCGACGAACTTGTTGTAGATGGGAATGGCGCTTGCGCCAAATCCACCATCGTCTAGTTGGTATGGCGGATTTCCGATTACTACGTCGAATTGCATTTCGCCTCCAAACAACTCGGCGACCCGAGTTTTGATGGTGTCAGTGTGAATGAACGCATAGGCGTGAGTCTCAAGCTCTTCGCCACGGTCGAACGCAATTTGGCTTGCACCGCAGTGCTTGCATTTACCGCTCGCCCATTCATGCTCTGTCCGTCCAAACCAAATATTTCCTGCATCGTTGGTGAGGCTGCTCGCAATGGAATGTTCGCCATTTGCGTGCTTCGAGCAGTAGAGGCTTCTCCGCGCCAGCAGGCTGGTCAACCGGGTGATGCCGATGCCGAAAACCTGCTTGGTTAGGATGTGATCCACGCGGTTCTGCAGGTCGGGGATTTCGCCTGTCAGCCCAGCAGTCAGTCGACTGGTGATCTCGCGCAGGAACACGCCCGACTTCGTGCAGGGATCGAGGAACTTCACGGTACTGTCGGCCCAAAGGTTCGCGCCGTCATGGTCGGTGGCCCAGGCATCCGCCAGCGTGTCAATCATGCGGTTTGCAAACTCGGGAGGGGTGAACACCTCGTCGTTCGACAGGTTGGCGATGCAGGTCAGCACATCGGGGTTGCGCCCGCGCAGGGCAAAGCCAGCCTGCGGACTCATGCGGCCTCCTTCGGGGTTCCGCCATCGGCGGCCGCAAGCTCGCGCGCGGTCATAGCAGGATATGTCTTGGTCGGGGTGAAGATTTCGTGCTTGCCAAGCTGCGCGAACTGCCCGCCGTCAGAGCGGAACTTGGAGGAGCCGGTCAGTACATCCAGCCGGAAATCACGGCGCTGGAACTTGCCTTTACCCAAATAGCCCCATTCGGCGAAGGTGATAGGCTCGCCTTCCCGCGTGCGCATGGTTAAGGCGTCGCCGTGAACGAGGTTCTGCGACAGCACGAAGGAGGCTGCGTGATACAGATCGTCTGCCTCGGCGATGGTCAGATACTCGGCCAGCACCTCGAGCAGGTTCGCCCGGCATTCGGCGATGTTGTCCTCAAGCAGTTCGACCCCATAGGTGCACATAAGGGCGAGCAGGGCATAGTGCCGCCTTTCGAAGTCGGATTTGCCGAACTTCACTTCCACTGCGGCCAGTTTGCGCCGCAGGACATGCACGAGGAAGTTGCCGCTGCCACAGGCGGGTTCAAGGAATCGCGAGTCGATACGGTCGACCTCGTCCTTGACGAGGTCGAGCATTGCGTCCACCAACCAAGGGGGCGTGAATACTTCCCCATGATCGGCAACGCGCTTCCTGGATTTGATCATGCTCATGCGAAACCCATGCCAGATTGGAGCCGTGCGGTAAATGCGGGCATCGCCGCGCAGGCGGGGCTGCCGCTATTCCTCTGTGCGACAAGGGGCTTTTCCGACCACAGCTTGGCGAGAGGCACAGCGTCATCCCATCCATGCCGACCGGATCAACTGGGTTGTGCGCTGCGCCGCTGGCGTGCCACGCCCCGCGACCCGGTCCATCCCCTCCACCTCCTCGTTCAGGCGCAGCCCCATACTGATCAGCCCGTGCAGGGCGGCGTGGGCATAGACGAAGGTGTCCAGCGCCTCGTTGCGTTCGCCGTCGCGCTTGGGCTGCCAGGAGCGGATCGGGCGACCGCGCTCGAAGCGGGTGACGACGCGCTCGGCGGTCAGCTGGCGGAAGTAGTCGGCGTCGAGGCGGCGCGGAAAGTGGATCGCGCCGGGGCCGGGTTCGGAGAGGCGCAGGCGGGCGTAGACCGCGTCCTTCACGGCGTCCACGCCGACGATGAAGAGCGGGATCTTGCCCTTGTTGGTGCGCGTTGGGCGGCGTGGCCAGACCGGAATGCCGGGACCGCCGCGGCCCTTGATCGCCCAGATGCGGCGGGCGAGGCGGGTGCGGCAGAACTCGTAGGCCATCTTGGTGTGGTGGCCGCCGGTGTCTACCGCGACGGCGCGCACCGGCAGATCACCGTAGGTTCCGCCTAGCACGCCGTCCAGGTCGGACCACAGGCGCGGCCCGGACGGGTCGCCCCAAAGCACGCGGTAGTCGATGACCCACGCCTCCTCGTCGCGGCCCCAGCCGAGGATCTGCACCTCAATCCGGTCGCCCTGCACGTCGACGCCCGCGGTCAGCACGGCGGCGGAGGCGGGCAGCGCCTCGCCCCAGTCCTCGCGCCGCGCCATGAGCGGATCGGCCGGAACGGTGTCGCCCGCCTGGTCCTCCCAGGACTCGCCCAGCTTGGTGTTCACCCAGACCTGCAGGCGGGCGGGGTCCTTGCGGACGCGGCCGTGCTCGGTGGCGATTTCGGCCCACGTCTCCCACGGCGAATAGAGCGCCGACAGATGGAAGCCCGCGGTGCGGCCGTCGCCCTCCGCGGTCGTGCGCCACTCGCCCGCAGCCAGCAGGCGCGGCTTGTCATGTTCATGGTGAATGCCCCCGCAGGCCTCGCAGACCAGATATGCCTGGTCGCGCCGCCCCTCGGGCCAGCGGATGCGCGCCCAGGTGATCGGAGCCATGTCGCCGCAGTGCTGGCAGGGGACATGGTAGAAGCGTCGGTCGCTGTGCTCGAACGCGGCCTCAATGCGGGAATGGCCTTTCAGGGTCGGCGTCGAGACCATGTAGACCTTGCGCCGCCCGCGGAAGGTCGCCGTACGCTGGATCGCCAGATCGACCGGATCGCCCTCGCCATCGGCGTCGCCCGGATAGCCGTCCACCTCGTCGAGGAACAGGTAGCGCACGGGCGTAGAGCGCAGCCCCACCGCGCTGTTCGCCCCCGTCATCACCAGCTGGCCGCCTGGGAAGGACTTGCGGAACAGGCTGTTCCCGGCGTCGCGGGAGCGGGGCGCGGCGACGAGCTCGCGGAGCGCCGGCGTCGCCTCGATCAGCGGGTCGATGCGCACGGTCGTGTTCCGGCGCACCATGTCGAGCGAGGGCATGACTAGCATGGCGATGCCGGGCGCATTCTGGATGATGTAGCCAAGCCAGTTCAGTCCCGCCTCGGAGCCGCCGGTCTGGGCGCCCTTCATCAGCACCACGCGCTCGTAGGGGCTTGCGGCGGACAGGGCGTCCATCACCGCGCGCAGATAGGGCGTGCGGCTGGTGCGCCAGCGGCCGGGCTCGGCCGAGGTCGGCGGCAGGATGCGGTGCCGGTCGGCCCAGTCCGAGACCGGGATCGGGGGTTCGGGGCGGATGCCGCGCCGCCAGGCGAGATCGATCTCAGGCACCATCGCCGAAGCTCCCGAGCGGCAGATCTGCCAGGTGCTCCAGATGCTCGCGCATCATCCGGTCGAGCGCGGCGAAGGTGGCGCGCGGATCGGCGCTGACCTCGGCCGCAAGCAGCGGTGCCGTGCGCTGCACCCAGGCCAGATGCGCATCACGTTCGGCACGCGCGCGGGCGAACACCGTGCCGCGCGCCTCGTCGGCATCGATCAGCTTTCCCTGTTCGCGTTCGTAGGCGAGCTTGGCGCGCTGGACCTTGACGATCTCGTGCAGCCGCTTGGCTTCGGCAAGCGTCGACGTCCTGGCGGTGCCGGCGGCAACCGTACCGCCCTTGTGGCGTCGGGCCGGGTCGAGGTTCGACTCGATCCACGCGAGCCCTTCGGCCACGTCGATCTGCCCGTCGGCACGCACCGGCAGCCCCTCGGCCACCAGCTGCGAGATGCGCCCCTTAGTGAGCCCGACCCGCTCGGCGAAGGCGGTCTTTGGTTCCACCTCGTTGAGTTTAGGCATGACGGACCTCGACGCTGGCGGGGTCATGCGCTGCGCTCCCCCGCATACGGATCGGCCCAGGAGGAACCGCCCGGCGGGCGCGGGCGTGCCGATCGTCAACAACGGCTCGGATGTTCTCGCGGAGAGTGCCGGCCGTCGCCGCCGGTTGACGGTCTGTCTGGTGGGTTTGGTGGAGATTGGTGGGGTGTTCCCGGCTCCTTCCCATAACTGTCATGTCGCGCATGTCGTGGTGGTGGATGTCATGTGTCGTGTCATTCCACGCCTCGGACAGTTTCTGGGACAAACACAGATTCCGACCGGAACAAGTCCACCTAAGCCACCAAACCCACCAGACAAATCGGGAAGCCGCGTCACGCATCGATATGCTCCCCGAGATCTTCAGAAACTTCGTTGATCGGAACAGGTCCGCGACCCGCGTGGACCAATCGCCATCGCGACCGCCCAGCGGAAAGACCCGCCGCTTCGATCTTCAGGCCCGCGACGATGCGGTTCTGGTGCGCCCCGAGCCACTTGCCGAGCCGCCCGCCGTTGATCGCTCCGCCTTCGCCGGCGATGGCGAGCAGCGCCTCGCGGAACTCCGGGTGGACGAACTCGGCGCGGCCGCAGAGCTGCGGCCGCTGCTCGGTCGCACGATCGATCACCTGGCGAACGGTAACGCGCTCTTCGCCGATCACCGCCCGCCATTGCTCCAGCACGGTGGTGAGCGCTTCGAGCTTCGGGTCCGCGCCGCGCATGCCCTCCATGGTGTCACAGGGGTCCGCCTCGCCGAGCCAGATCAGCGCGTCTCGCACCCAGCGCGACCAGTCGCCGAAGGAGCCGAGTGGCGCGCGTTGCTCGGGGCGTCCCGCGACATGCCAGGCGCGCAGGATGGTCAGACCGGCGGCGACATAGTCTCCGCGCTGTTCAGCCACGATGGCGAGGGGATCGCGGTCGAAGGCGCGGAGCTCGGGGCGCTCGACGCCGGCATCGAGCGTGGCGCGCACCGCGCGACGGGTCATGTCGCCCTCGAGCGTGAGGTTGTTGCCGGTGGCGAAGATCGCCGCGTTGCTTGGGACCTCGGCGTTCAGAGACCGGCCGAGGATGCGGACCTTGAGGCTGGTCTGGGTCATGGCCTGGCACAGCAGCTCGCCGCCAAGCGGCACTTCACAGTTGTCGATGGCGATCATCACGTCGCCGGCGATCAGCGCCGCGCCGAGGCGCTTCTCCATCTCCTCCTCGGACTTGCCCTGCGCGATTACCGGAGCCGGGCGCGCGGTGGCGATGAGGCTCGCGATGTCGACGAGCATGGACTTGCCGGTTCCGGCGGTCGGCGCGTTGAAGCCGTGGAGCGGCGCAGTCGGCAGCGAGCGGCGGATGAGCGCGGTCAGGATGCCAGAGAGCGCCACCGCGCGATCCGGCTCCGCCACGAAGGGAAAGGTCGAGATAAGGTCCTTGAGGAATCCGAGCGCCCGCAGCGCCACATCCCTGTCCGGCTCCCGCGGCAGCAGCGGGAAGCGCGTGTCCTGCGGGTCGAACAGCAGCCCGGTCTGCGGGTCGTAGCCCGGCAGGTCGAGGATCGAGCCGTCGGGGCGCAACGTCGGACAGTTGATGATGCCGGTCAGCACCGGAAGCTGCCACTGACCCTCGCGGGCGAGGTAGGTCTCGGCAATCCTGTGCGGGCAGTCCGTCCGCACCCACTCCTCGGCGCGCTTGTCGAACCGCTCCCAAGTTGCCGACCTGGTGAAGGCCTCGGCCATGTGGTGCGCCTTGACGTCCACCAGGCGCGGCGCGTCGATCTGGCGACCGCCCGAGATCGCGACCGGGACCATGGCAGGGCGCACGACGATGCTGCCGCGCTGGTAGAAGCCGAGCCCGGCCCCCAGCAGCGCCCGTTCCGCCTTGTCGATTGTCTCGGGCATGAAGCCGGCGACGAGCTTGATCAATGGCCGATCATCATCCTGCTGATCCGGCTCGTCCTGCTGGAAGGTGACATGCTGCGCGCGCACCTGTCGTGGCTTCTCGGCCCGCCAACCGTTCATCCGCGCCAACCAGAACAGCGTCCCGACCGTCACGCTCCGGACATCGGCGAAGCTCTCCCATTTCTCGGCAGTGGTGGCCGGATCGTTCTTCGCCGCCTGTGCCGACCAGTCCTCCCACAAATCGCGGCCGTCCGCGCCCAGCGTCGCGTAGAGGGCGAGGCCGACCTTGATCCACTCGTCGTAGGAGAGCTCGTCATTCGGAATGTGGGCGACCGCCTCCTCGATCAGCGCCCGTGATGGGACCTCCTGGCGCTTGAGGCCGGCGACCTTCCGACCGTCGCGCTCGATGTCCCGCCGGTCGGTTGTAGTCTGGCCGCCGGCCTTGCGGAGGTAGTCTCCGGCGGCCGCGACGAACGCGGCGCAGCGATCTCGGCTCACCATCGGCAGGTCCCTCAGCGGCACATCGAGGGGCGAGCATTCCGGCCAGCGATAGGGCGCCTTGGTGTCAGGGTGGATGCCGAAGCCGACGAACTGCTGTCCGGTCGCCAGCACCTCGACCCGCGCCACCGTCCCGTCGAGCAGGTGGAACTCGGAGGTCTGGACCTTGTCGAAGGGCGTCTCGGCGCGGAAGGCGAGGAGGATCTTCGGCGGCCGCCCGATCCGGTAGCCGGGTGTCATGCCGAGCATCTCGGTCGCGATGCAGGTCAGCCGATGCGCATGATCCTGGTTGAGCACGTCGATGTCGACGCCGACGAGCTCGCCGCAGAGCAACCCGGTGTTGGTGCAGTTGCGCTGCGCCTTCGTCCACCGGGCGATCTCGGCTTCGTCGGCGCCGGCGCAGACCGTTTCCCAGCCCTTCATCATCGGCCGCTTGCCTGCCGACTTCACGGCGACATGCGCCCCGAGCACTGGCACGGGGCGATAGCCGTTGCGATAAAGCGCGAGGCGCAGCTCGGACATGTCCTCGGGCAGCGCCGGCAACTCGCTCACCTGGCGGCCTCCTGCATCTCGATCCACTCGAGGAGCTTGCTCTTGCGCGCGCAGATCACGTTGCCGATTCTGAAAGTCGGCATCCTCAGTTTTGCGTCACTTGTGTAGTAGTAGATTTTGCGCCGGTACTTCACGTCGCCGAAGACAAAGATCGCGATGGCCTCGGCACCGTGCAGCAGGTCTGCGGCAAGCGTCGGGCACACCTCTCCCGTGGCGGGTCCAGCCCGCAGTTCGTCGTACATGATGTTCTCCGTAGGGTGCGGCGGTCTCAGTGCATCCCGAGGGACGACCTGACGCGAGCCTCGATCTGATTGAGGTTCACTACCGCGAAGGCGCGGATGGCGGGATCCTCGATGATGCGTCCGATGTCGCCGGGCCGAATGATCCGCGCGAAGGTCGCGTCCACCTCACCTTCTAGGTTCGTGGCTTCGACACCGGGAGCCACCCGGGCCGGTCCCTGGCAGATCACGAACAGCGCGTCCTCATCGTGAAAGCCGTGCAGGTGAGCGACATGCATCGATGTCACGGTGCCGGGCAGACCCAGTCGGCTGAACTCGGCCAGCGTCCCGAGGACGAGCGCGTCGTGGAAGGTGAAGTCGCGCCGCTTCCCCGAGTCCACGGGGTTCTCGGGCTTGAAGTGCCCGCGCGAAATCCAGGCCTCGACCTGATACTTGGTCAGCTGGACCGCATCGGCCAAGCTCTGAATTGTGATCTCGGTGCTCATAGGTTTGCCCTTTGACAATGTGTCAGAGCTATGGATAGGTGACCGCCGACAGAGTGTCAATGGTATTCGTGCGCTTGGAAATTTTCCGCGTCACGAAGCTAGGGAGGTCGAATGGCTACGATCCGGAAGAGAACGCTGCCCTCGGGAGTGGTCCGCTGGCAGGTCGACTTCACCGATCAGACCGGCAAACGCCGATCGAAGTTGTTCCCGCGTCGGAAGGACGCCGACGCATACCTCGTGAAGGTCCGATCGCTGGTCGCCAACCACACCTATCTGGCCGATAGCGAGAGCGTCACGATGGCGGAGGCCGCGGCCAGCTGGCTCGAGCACTGCGAGGTCCGCTGCAAGACCGGGCGGCGCATGGAGCGGGCGACGCTGCGCGACTACAGCGACAAGGTGCGGCTGCACCTCAAGGATGCGAAGATCGGCATTGGCGACAAGCTGCTGGTCCAGCTGACCCGCCGGCATGTCAATGAGTTCCGCGACAGGATGCTGATCAACGGCCGCTCCGAGCATCTCACGCGGCGCGCGCTCTCGGTCCTGAAGCTCATCCTCGACCACGCCATCGACAACGGCCAGCTGTTCACCAACGCAGCCCATGGCGTGCGAGTGATCAAGTCGAGCCGGATCAGCCAAATGGCCCCGGTGCCGTCGAAGCAGGCGATCCGCGGCCTGATCGAGGCGGCCGAGGATGACTTCAAGCCCCACCTCATCGTCTCGGCACTGGGTGGCCTGCGCGCCTCGGAGCTGCGGGGACTGCGGTGGCAGGACGTGGACTTCGAGAAGGGCTTCATCCTCATCCGCCAGCGCGCCGACGCCTACAACAAGATGGGCGAGCCCAAGTCGCGGGCAGGGTTCCGCGACATTCCCGCCGGGCCGATGGTGCTGAACGCCCTGCGCCACTGGAAGCTGCGGTGCCCCAAGAGCCAGCTCGGGCTGGTCTTCCCCGCGCCGCGCGGCGGCATCCTCCAGCACACCAACACGCAGGAACGCTTTCGCAAGCTCTGCGCCAAGGTCGAGGTGAAGATGCGCTGGCACGACCTGCGCCACTTCGCGGTGTCGCTGTGGATCGAGCAGGGGTTCTCGATCAAGGAGGTGATGACCTTCGCCGGCCACGCCTCGATCCAGATGACGATGGAGCGCTACGGCCACCTGTTCCCGTCGCCCGACCACCAAAAGGCAATGGCGATGGTCGAGGCAAAGCTGCTAGGATGACTCCGAGCAGGCGGAACGGGCATGAACGTCTTTATCAGTCATTCTTGGTCGTATTCCGGCCACTACGACCGACTCTCCGAGTGGATCTTCGACGAGGAATGGTCGGTTGACG